CTGTTAAAATCATTAATAAATGTATTTTTAAATGTATATGAGTGTTTTATACCTTTTCCACAAGGTTGTTAAAAACTCAATGTAATACTGTGGATAAAGTGTTATTAATGCCTGTGGAAATGTGGAAAAAGATTGATATAAATGCTCTCCTAATCTCTGTGGAAAAAGCATCATTTTTGTAGTGATGTTAGGGAGCAAAGTATAACACTTTCTCCCCTAAATGTCAACACCTCTGTTTACATTTTGTAGGAGTAATTAGGTTTTCCACAGTATAACTTTTATAATACACATACCTGTGGAAAACTATAACAAACTAGAACCAGTTTAGGTTCACTATGTTATACAAACAGTTACAGCACTAAGTAATACTAACTGGTGCCTGTGGAAAACTAACACTTAACAGACACACAGTTATTGTTAGTCACCTGTAAAGTGTACCTAGTATATGAGAAGATCCTAGCACTAATACCCTTGACATTAGTGACACTCTGATGGTATAATATCAGTAAGATTCTATAGACCTGGGAAGTCTTAAAAAGCACCACTATGTAACACAAACTGTTTTTTACTATGTCACGCAATTTTGCTGAATTTCTGCTTGATTGTGCCGAGAATGGCACTGAAATCTTAGCAGTCCTTGATGATATCGTAGAGGTCACAGATACCATCCTTTAAGTAACACAAACTAACACACACAGTTTATAACACTATGCCAACAGTAATTGACCGCCTAGTTGATGCACAAACCAGCACAGAAGTGCTAGAGGTTCTTAACACTATCTCTACCCCTAATAAGGTGGAAGATAGTATTAACTTCTCTACCAATTATAGCAGTGCTGGAGTAACATTTAGTGACCACACAGTTAATGATACTGTAATCCTCTAATTGTGAATGCACAGTGATACTTAGTGGGGGTTAATTCCCCCTCTAAAGTATTGTGAATAGGACAGTGTTTGTTGCCCTAAGTGATGCCCTACCCCTGGCGCGTTGCCTAAACGAAAAAAAGCAAACATCCCTAACCTACAAAAGTGGGTACATGCTTGAACTCTAAATCAAACTCATGAAAAAAATTGCCCAGGTAAAAGAAAGACCTTATTGGGATTTTTGGAGAGTAATATTTGCTGGACTAATAATCAATGGAGGGTTATTGGTCTTTTTGTGGCGCTTCTTCAAGTTTCCAATTTTTATATTAATAGGTGCTGGTGCAGTTGCTTTAGTAAATGCTGCTCCTTATTTTCCAGGTTCTTTATTATTAGCTATAGGTATTATAGGGATGCTCATATATAATGTAACTAAGAATTCCAAGTCTTAGAAAAAAAATGCCAGAAAATATTTTTGACCCACAGAAGTCTTACCATATCTATGCAAAGGATAGATGTTTATATCATAATCTAGACTTGGAAGATTTTCAAGAGAAATGGGAAATGTTGAATGTTATGGTTGGCTTACTGAAGACTGACTATCAAGAAGAAGATTTAGATTATATTGCAGTAGAAGGAACACCTACAGATGGAATGGAAGTATCTTATTAATTATGGAGAAAGTGTATAGACAGTATTTGGATCAACCAGAACTGTATAAACAATATAAGGATCAACAACCTGTTATATTTTCAACACCCCTATGGCATTTTAAAAATGAATTACCAAAAGGTGTTGATAAGTGGGTAAGAAGTTATAGACAAAAAAATCCGAAGTCCTCTGTTTTCTCTAATAGAGGTGGGTATCAAAGTAAACAACAACCCTTTGATAAGTTTCCTTATGTTATGCATATAAGAAATATGCTAGAAACATTTGAACCCTTTAAGTATGGAGCATGTAAATTTAGAATAGATGGATGGTGGTTGAATATAAATGAAAAAGGCGATTATAATGTACCACATACTCACCCTGGCGTAGATTTAACTGCTATCTGGTATATTACTGATAATGGTGGATTGTTATATTTGCAAGATCCCTTGATTATGAGTAGGTCTAATTTATATTCTCATATTTTTAAACGTCCTTCTAATATACGAGTGAATGCTGCTGCTGGCGATCTTTTGATTTTCCCTGCTGATGTACCACATAGTGTGGAACAACACACCTCTGACACCCCTAGAGTTAGTGTTTCCTTCAATTTAGTGAGAAATTAATTATCTTGACAATCACTAAATAACCCAGTATAATGTATAGTGAAATGGAGTTTTAATTAATGGCTAAAGGATTTACTGTAAAGGCAAAAACCCCAACAAAAAAGAAAGCACCTACTTGGGATATTGATGCTATTAAAGCAAGAATGAAAGGGAAGACTATAGTATTCTGTCTTCCAGGTAGAGGCGTCTCATATGTCTTCTTAAAGAATTTCGTTCAATTGTGCTTTGATATGGTGCAAAATGGAATGAGTATTCAAATTAGTCAGGATTACTCTTCTATGGTTAACTTTGCACGTTGTAAGTGCTTAGGTGCAAATGTCCTTAGAGGTCCAGATCAGATACCTTGGGATGGTAAACTTAAATATGATTGGCAATTATGGATTGATAGTGATATTGTATTCACTACTGAAAAGTTTTGGCAACTATGTGATGTCTCATTCCCTGCTGATGCTGTGAATGAAGATGGTTCTGTTGATGAATCTAAAAAGCATCCTATTAGTGCAGGATGGTATTCTACAGAAGATGGTAAGACTACCTCTGTTGCACACTGGTTAGATGAAGATGATTTCAGAAACAATGGTGGCGTAATGAACCATGAGATGGTAGATGGTATTTCTAAGAGAAATAAGCCTTTTACTGTTGACTATACTGGTTTTGGTTGGGTCATGATTGAGAAGGGCGTATTTGAACATCCAGAAATGAAGTATCCTTGGTTTGCTCCTAAGATGCAAGAATTTGAATCTGGTGCAGTTCAAGATATGTGTGGCGAAGATGTTTCCTTCTGTTTAGATGCTATCGATGCTGGATATGAAATCTGGTGTGATCCTAGAATCAGAGTAGGGCATGAAAAGACAAGAGTGATCTAATGGAATTCTTTAAAAGTATAGAAAAGAAGTTCTTTGAAAATTACCTAGCAGTAAGAGATAATGATTCATTATGGGATCTTACTGCTATTACTCTTACGCATCTTTCTAAAAGAGATGGTGTTGAATTTAGAGTAAGTGCTACCCCAGAATCAGTTAAGAAAAAATTAGTAACTACTTATATGAGAGGTAATTAATGGCTAAAGTTAAGAAATCACTAACTGGTACAGATTATGTTGAAACTATCCCTAAGAAGACCCGTCAGGGTCAAGGGAAGCACACAAAGTATACTGCAACTAGTAGAAACAATGGAAAGAAAAGATATAGAGGACAAGGGAGGAAATAATGCCAGTTAGATTGCCAGAATGGTTACGAAAAGAAATAAAAGCAATTGTAGTGGAATCTCTTCATGAATGGGAGAAGGAAGTGGAATACTTAGGTAGAGAAGGATATGAATGGAAAGATAATAAATGGGTTAAGTTAGAAAAAGAAGAATAAAAAAAATCCCGGAAAAAACTCTTTAGTAAATAGTATGGTTAGAGGTAATTTAACTTATGACAACCCCTAAACACGATTTAGACCACGAGGTCTACCTTGACCCTATTGATGGCAAGGAACATATTAATCATGGTAAGATGGAGTACTCTAAGGAAGACTTAGAAAGTGCTCATGCTTATTATGATGAGTATCATAAGAATGATGAACCAGAAACTGGTATCAATGATTGGCACACTAGACATCAAGATAAGCATCTAGAAGTTTATTGTGATAATCATCCAGATGCTGAAGAATGTAGAGTTTACGACGAATAACATGGAACCCATGGAACATTTAAGAGAGATAGCAAACGATGAATTGACGCCTAAAAAGAAAAAGGTATCTGAACATAATGACCTTTATTATGTTGATGAAGAGGATGGATTAGAATATGAAGGTTCTCCTGAAACTTTAAATGAATTTTAGTGTCTAAATAAGGTAGAATTCTTGTATCAATGTAGTGCCTGTTCAAAGGGTAAGTAAGTCATTTAAGGATATTAGTGCTACTTTTCAGATTAATCCTCTGAATAGGGATCTAATACAGCTAAAGAATACTAATGCTATAGCAAGATCTATTCGTAATCTTATTATGACAGTACCAGGCGAACGTCCATTTAATCCTGTTTTGGGATCAAATGTAACTTCCTTGTTATTTGAAACTCTGGATAATTTAACTGCATCGACAATTAAATCGGAAATTATTAATACTATAGAGAACTTTGAACCTAGGGTCAAGTTAAATGAAGTGATTGTGAAAGCAAGTCCAGATGAAAATCAATTTGATGTACTAATTCAATACTACGTTATTGGCATTGATGTACCTCCACAAGAACTCACATTCGCACTAGAACCCACTAGATAAATGCCTCTAGTTAATTTCAGCAATTTAGATTTTGATCAAATTAAAGTCTCTATACGAGATTATTTGAAAACGAACAGTAATTTTACTGATTATGATTTTGAAGGATCTAATCTATCTACAATTATAGACACTCTTGCTTATAATACTTATATTTCATCATATAACTCTAATATGGTGTCTAATGAGGTATTCATTGATAGTGCTACCCTAAGGGAGAACGTGGTGTCTCTGGCAAGGAATATAGGGTACGTACCAAGAGCAAGAAAATCAGCAAAAGGTACTATATCTTTTGAAGTAGATGTTTCAGGTAGTAATGTTTCCACTGTTACTCTACAACCAGGTATTGTTGCCACTTCTAACCTCCTTTTTGGCAAAACAAGCTTTGTTTTTTCAGTTTTAGAAGAAAAAAAAGTCACTGTTAATACAAATGGGATTGCTGTTTTCCAAAATATTCCAATTTATGAAGGAACTTACATAAAACAGTCATTTACAGTCAGTTCGAGGACTCCGAATCAAAAATATACCCTTACAAATACTGGAGTTGACACAAGTTTACTTAAAGTTATAGTAAAAAGAGACCAAAGTTCTAGCGTTTCAAGAGTTTTTAGAAAATTTGACAGTTTATATGATGTAAATTCCCAAACTCCTTGTTATTTTCTTCAAGAAGTGGAAAATGAGAGGTACGAATTGCTTTTCGGAGATGGAATTTTTGGAATGAAGCTCTCTGAAGAGTCCTTATCTTACATCGAAGCAACTTATATTGTATCAAGTGGTGAATTAGGTAATAATATTTCAGAATTTTCCTTTGCTGGTCAATTGTTGGACCAAAATGATGCTGCGGTAACCACTGGAATCTCTGTCATTAGCACTGAAAGTGCTACCGAAGGGGGTTCGAACATAGAAAGTGTGGAATCCATCAAAAAATATGCTACTCAAATCTATTCTTCTAAGAATAGAGCAGTTACTGCATCAGATTATGAAGCACTTGTACCTCAAATTTACCCTGAAACAGAGTCTGTTTCTGCTTTTGGTGGGGAAAACTTAAGTCCGCCCATATATGGAAAGGTTTTTGTTAGTGTTAAGCCTTATAATGGCACTCATATCTCTAGTTCCATTAAAAGAAGCATAGCTAATGACCTTAAAAAGTACTCTGTAGCAGGAATTGTACCTGAAATTATTGATTTGAAGTACCTTTGGATAGAAACAACCTCCAATGTTTACTACAATACCAATTTAGCACCTGGTGCAGACTTCGTAAAAGCAATAGTATTGAAAAATATCTTAAATTACTCCAAATCTTCTCAGTTAAATAAGTTTGGTGGGAGATTTAAATATAGTAAATTCCAAAAAGTTATTGATGATAGTCATGAATCTGTGACTTCTAATATCACAACAGTAGATATGAGAAGAGATCTTGAGGCTGCCTTAGGTCAATTTGGTGATTATGAGGTTTGTTTTGGAAATAGATTCTATATTAAGAATCATGGAAAACCTCCAGTCATGAATAATGAAGTGATTGGATATAATATTAGGTCTTCTGGGTTCAAAGTTAGTGGATTGAGTGATACTCTTTATTTGGGAGATATCCCAAATGCTGATCTTAAAACAGGATCTTTATTATTCTTTAAATTAAATTCCCCTACAGAGGTTGTAATTGTCAAAAAAGGAGTAGGAACTATTGATTACATTAAAGGAGAAATCAAATTAAGCGCAGTTAAATTTATATTTACTGAGGTTAATCGTGGAACACCTTTAATTGAGATATCTGCAACACCTTATTCTAATGATGTTATTGGATTACAAGACCTTTATTTGCAACTAGATATGAGTAACGTGGATGTTAGTATGGTTGATGACCGAATTTCTTCAGGAAATGACAATTCTGGCAGTAATTATTTGGTTAGATCTAGTTATGAACATCGATTAGTTCGTGGAAACCCTATTTACACTTCATCAACAAAATAATCTTCAAAGTAAATGGCAATAGATAGAATAAAATTCCAGGATCTTGTCGTTAGTCAACTCCCGACGTA